CAAAGATAATTGGCCTGATCTTCTTGCTGATGGAGTTCATCGCGAAGTCGCCGTAAGCGTTTACAGCGGAAAGAGTGGTTACACCACGGTCATCCAGAAACATAGTTTCCGTCAGGTGTTGCACGGTATATTCACTAGCGCCTGATTCGTTAGAAAACGTCTTCAGGTTCCAGTCTGATGAACTAGCCCCGTACAAGACATATATTCGGTTACGATTGAAAACAGCCATAGCATCACCGGCTTGCACTTGCAGTCCGGTTATCTCTCCGCCAGTCCCTATCTCTGACGCACCTGTTACCACACTCCAGCCATAGGCATCCCCGATAGAAGAGTGCTGTAACGACCCCTTATGGAAAGCAAGGAAGAGATGCTTCTTGTGCGCGGCCAGATGTTTCGGTGTGTCAACCGACATCCCCGTAAAAATAGGAACAGCATACGTCCCATCAAACTCAAAGGCTGTGTTAAACCCGTCAACCCAATACATCCGATGGGTTGAGGTAGAGCCGCCAAAGTTGTAGTTGACGAACTCGTATCTTCCACCGGGAATTAGCGCAACAGTGACCAGTGCGCTTGTAGACACGGCTACCGTAGAGGCACTGACTTGCAGATTTTCCGCAGACTGAAACGTGCCTGTTACACCTGTAAGGACGAACACGCCGGTTGCATCACTGCCACCAACCGTGCCAGTTCTGATTGCAACACGTCTGACAGTGGCGGTTGCGCTTGATGTAGCGCCAGTTAGTGTATCTCCTTCGGAAACGGCGACAGAGCCGGTGTTAAACTTGATGTATTGGCCAAGGTCAACTGCCGCCCAACCAGAGGAGGACGCTTTAAACATCTTACACTCGGTTGCGCCAGCATTATCCCTAAAGGCGTACACATTCCCGCTGTACGACCACACGCCGCGTATTGGGCCTGATCCGGTTACTGTGCCAATCTTAGATCGTGCCCGTTCGATAGACGCTTGCGAGTAAGTGTCGTCAAGCGCATCGGTCGTTGCGCCGAGAGCGTTTTCAGCAGTTTTAACCACAGCAACCGTAGAGGCGCTGACTTGAATATTCTCACCTACTGTGAAAGTGCCTGTGAGTAGCGCCACAGCCATATACCCGACAGCATCGCTACCACCATATGTCCCGGTTTCAACTACTGCATCTGCGATGAGTTCAGCAGTCGCTCCAGATGTGGCCCCGGTGATCGTATCAGTGTCAACTGCCGCCGTCGTTCCGGTGTCGAACTCAAGGATGTAATAAAGGCTTTCTGACGGTTTTGTACGACCATCGTATCTCTCGTACCCGTCTATTCTTCGGTAGCCGCCTTCGGGGTAGACCTCGTAATTCTTTCCGTATAAGAGGCTACCGGGAGGTTGAGATAGAGCCGGGTCTGTCAGTATCTCGCCTCCCACAAAAGGGAAATACTTAGCCTTCATTGACGAACCGGGAAAGGAACTCCTATTTAGAATTTCGGCATAAATATTTGTCATATTGGCTGTATGACTTCGTTAACATCAAGATTGCCGAATCTTCTATTTCTTTGGCCCGGTAGGGATTGAGATTCCAACTTATCGAGTAGGTCTTGATACTCTGCAACAGAGCCTAGAAGAATCTCTGGAGCCTCTTCTCGCTCTGCCCACATCGTCTTGGCTCTCGCCACGATAACGCGATGATATTGAACGGGGATCGCAGACGTATCAGAGTTCGCAGACAGCCTTGTCGGCGTACACCAGTAGTCAGCCGTGATGGTGTAAGACTTATCGGGAGGTGGGTCAACAATCAGGTTGTTGTCGGGTTGCACTACAACGTAGGACGGGGTGGCGTTTGTCGCTGTACCCTGCCGAAGTGAGTCCCTCCACTCTACATATGACATAGGGGTTAGGCTTACAGAATCGTCAGAGGTGTAATCAAGAAAGAATGACCTCATATCCCAATTACTGAAATCAGTAGGCTTCGCTGTCGCAGGCGCTCTTGTTCCGGTAGAAAGCGTCGAAGAATATTGCGACCAAAGAAAGTTCCAGTCATGCCAAAGGCTTTGTATTTGGTAATCGGCTTCCGCGACGAAATCAACAATAACCTTTAACTGGCCCTCTTGGCTGAGTACGGTGCTTGGCCCTGTGCCGGATATACCGACTTCTTGCCTAACCGTTTGACAGAGTTCTAGATAAGTCATTTCTTAAATTCCAGTGGTAGTCAATTGCATCAACTACTCTTTTAGGGTCAGTTGTTGCGGCACACATTGCGCCGCCTGTTTCCTCATGTCTGTTACAACTATCGAAGCCGTAGTGCAACTTGTGACATGGGTAACAATCTATATCTGGGGTGACGGCTGTCGTGTTGACCCAGTGCTTCGTCAAGTTCTCTTCGGAGGAATGGCTCAGTAAGGCCACCTTGGCAGTATCTTCTGCACTGACTGAATTCAGAACACCTGTCTCTGGCCCAACCACAAGATCGGCCTGCTGAGTGAACGCCAGTGTTTCTCTAATACTCCATTTCCCACTGCGGCAGAACACTCTGTCTTCTTTCTCCCAGCCTATCTCAAGCATCTGACACAGTTTATCGCCAACAAGCACGAACCTTGCCAGCGGTTCGGACGATAAATAGCAGGCAATAATCGCATCGATGTATGGGTAAGACTTATGTACTGATGAGCCTGATAGGGCTACCACCACCACATAGTGACCTGAACCAAGTCGCATATTCCTTCGCTGTTCAGCAACCCACTTCTTTTCTGAAGCACTTGGATAGAACTTTGTCTTAAAAACGTGCGGAACTCTGGCCTTGTTGTGAAGAGTCTCAGCGTAATTCTTGTTTAACTTCTTATGACGCTTCTCGGTAGGCCACTTGTAGATTGGGTCTGAGGGGATCGCCAAAAGCCCCTGTTCGACAATGCCGCCCAGATTAATGACACTGGGAAATATCCTGCGAAGCCTTTTCCAATATGGGCCAAGTTCTTCGTTAGGAATCTGGTCTGTCTTTTGAACCAACAACTCATCAATGTGAGGATCGTTCTTTAAGATGGAGAGTCCATTCTCGGTGACATTGACACAGACCTTCTTCCCCTGTTCTTTTAGCAACGGGAATATAGAACTGATCTGAATTAAGTCTCCAAAACCGCCGTACCTAATTAAACAGACAGTGTTATCCCTCTTCCCCCCTATTTCTTCGTTGCTTAAATCTTGCCATTTTTTTTCAGGGATATGGGTAACCTTCAACCAAGTATTCCAAGGTATGGGTTGTATTGCCCGTCCGACTCCTGATTTATCGGTACGCAGGCTTTAGCCTCAGTATCCCATCTCCACCCCGGCTTACTCTCGCAATCGGCCTTCTTTTGGGCTTCAGTCCACAATTCTTGTTCTGGGCGATTATCGATCATGCCCAATTTTTCCATCTTGTCGTACAAGGCTTGGACGGTGGGGTGAGTGTACTGGTGCGGCATCCCAAGTTTAGACATTAAGCCCCTAATTGCTTTCACTCCGGGGGCTTTTAGCAAATGGTCGAGGTGCGGGTTCTCGTTCATGTAGTGGGTATACGAATTATTAAGGGCTTGTATACTTTTTTGAGTACCCGATTTAGCCAGAAAATTTTCTATTTGTGTTACCCGTTGATGCTCTTGGAGTTTCGGCCCAAGAATGCCAAACGTCTTTGCAAGGAACCCTTGATTCGCGTAATTAGGGCGTTCAATATGACTCATAAAACCCTGCATCTCTAAATCTTTGGCTTTAAGCGAACCATTTGGATCATCAAGGGCGGAGTAGAACTGTTTTTGGTCGTACTTGCTGACTTGGGGTGGTGGGGGTGTTGTGGTTGGTGCTGTGGTTGTCGCCCCGGTAGTATTAGCAAGGTCAGCATCAAAAGTGTCTTGAGGTGCGGGGGTTGTCGCCCCGGTAGTATTAGCAAGGTCAGCATCAAAGCCAAGTGCGCTAGAGACAGCGGCGTTCGCCGCATTCTCTACCATGGCTTCTATTTCCTGCTGTGAAGGCCCGAAAACTCCCCTCTTACCGAGCATTCCAGAGTGACCCATTGGACTTAAACCGTCCCCAAAATTTCCGTACCCAGAAAACGATTCGTGTGGGCTTTGATATCCTTGAGGCCCAAACTCCATCGGGCTAAACTGCGTACCCGGATACGCATCGTAAAAGCCATAATCGACATCGTCAGCGCCAAATCCCGGTACGTCTTGGTCTGGGTGAGTGCCTGTAGGTGATCCAGCGCCAAAACTGGAAAGGGGAGATGAATCCCATCCACGCATGGCATCTCGGGCGGCATCAGCCACGGCAGAGTCACCGTGGGCAAGGCCACGGCCATGCTCCTGCTGTCCTGTCGATACCCCCGGATTACTCGCACTTGCAGGGCCACCCTCCGGGCCGCCGGTTCCTGACCCCATGCCAGCGCCTACTCCGCCAGCCCCATATCCATCCGCTACATCAGCGTCAACTGGCATGAGTTACGCCTTATTCAAAACTTTGCGAACCGTTGTCGGCCATGTCCATGCCATATAGACAGAGCCATTCATCGGTTGCGGATAAACAACGCCAGATTCCCACTCTTCGCCTTCGACATGGTGGGCCTCTTTCGGCTGATCCCAACCCATGCGACAAGAGATGGATGAATCGCTTGTTTCGGCTTTCGATTCAAAGCCAACTTTGTATTTGATTTTGTCCATGTGTGTTCCTGAAAGAAAAAGGGGGGCTAATGCCCCCCTTCTCTCGTTGCGGTTTAACGCTTTGGGTCTAACGTAGTCCCTTGCGGGGCTTTGCTAGAAGTACCCACGCCCATCGGGCGCTGGTTCTTGCCGGTAGAGGCAAGGCCCAGTTCCTTTAGGGAAGAGGTGATCTTCTGCTGATCCGAAAGACCTGACTTTACGCCGACTCCTTGAGTTGACTGTGCCATAACGTACCCCCTAAGCCGCCGAATCCCACATAACAACGCGGGCTTCAGATGCAGTAGAGTGAACGAGGCCAGCGCCTCCTAAGTAGTACCCAATTATGTTCAAACATGATCGCTAATCATGTTCCGCCCTTTCGGACTGCTGTATGTTGTCCATACAGTTCAGACTATGTCACAACCCTTTCGGGTTCTTCGCGCTTCGGAACCGCTTGGTTCCTACTCCTTTACAGGATAGTCGTTGCACCTTCCGGTTTCCCGGCTTGGCTCAAGATTGCCCTCGACTTTACGTTAGGGTATCCCTTGAATTCACGAAGTTTGCAAATCACTATTTCTAGTGAATGGCGCTAGTACTTAACGCAATACCTCTGGATCGACCGAAGTCGGTCGGAATTTTTCCACGAACTTCTTCGGGAATTGCAACCGCTTCAGCAACCGTATCGGAGCCAAAGAAGACTGCCCAGTCCGACAGGCTGTTAGTCCATGCGCCAGCGGCAGTACCCATACCAGCGGCGGCTCCGCCCTTGGCACGATACGTCTGCTCGACAAAACGGACTCCCTCATAACGGCCAGTTTCACCATTGCGGATCATCTGGAACCCGGTTTCGACATACTTATTGATCGACTCCAAGTTGTTTTTAAGGGTGCGGTACGTGGTAGGCCATGCAAGGCAGAAATAGTCATCGTTTTCATAAGAAGGGATATTACGCTCCTTCATTTTATCGACGATGGCTTTGACGTGATCCTTGCCTAGCGCTACGTTGTTGGTCAAAGTAGCCGTACCGTTGGTGGTTAGGGTAACCGCATCGGTTGCCGTTCCCGCCGTGGGTACAACGCGCAAAGGAGTTGTGTCGATCTGGTTTGCAACCAAACCGTCAAGCACCTGTGCCGCGTCTATCTTTAAGACCTTGTGAATTATCTCCTTACCTTGTGTTCGTTTAGGTGCGTTACTCCCTAAACCGTTCTTTAGAACTGCTTACAGTCACCTGTAAGAGCAGACCATATCACCATCCTTTCGGATGCTCTGCGCTTCGGCCCACTTGGGCCTACTCCCTTTCGGGATGGTCGTTACACGTTCCCCTTACGGGGCTT